CTAAAGAAAAAACAGAGTCTAAGAAAGAGTCTCAAAGGACTCCTACAGATTTAGCTAAAATTCTTTTAGCTAGACACACACAATATGTAAATAGTTCCGGTCTTTGGTCAAAATACCATGATTGTTATCAAGGTAGATCTATGGCTCAACACATTAAACGACATCTTAGAGAGAGTAAGGCTTCTTTACAACAACGCGTAAAAAGAGCTTATTATTTAAATTATTGTGAACCTATTGTAGATTTATATACACATTATATTTTTTCAAAACCTGCTGTAAGAAAAGAAAATAGAGATTCTATAAGTGTTTCTGCAGCTACTAGTGAAACCTTACCTAGTTTTGTAACTAAAACAAGTAATGAAAATACACTTAAACCACAAAATGAGTGGGAGACTTGGTTAGAAGACGTAAATAGAAAAGGTGATGGTATTAGTCGTTTTATGTCTAATGCTACTAAATATTCTATGGTTTATGGTCATGCCTATCTTTTAGTTGACATGCCTAAAACAGATAAGGATATTGTTACAGAAAAAGACCGTCTAGATAATAACGTAACTCCTTATGTAGTTCTTTTATATCCTGAAGATATAACTAATTTTTCTCTCGATGATCGTGGAAAACTTATATGGGTACGTATAAAGGAATCTCCACCTGATACAACTGATCCTTTCTCACCTAAAAAATCAGAAGGAAAGAAAAGTTTATTAAAAAATACCACATATATAATGGGTAAAGAAAATGCAGGTATTGAGCATTTACTTGAAGGAGAAAAAGAAGTATACTTTAAAACATGGACACGTGATGGTTGGTTCCATCACAAGGTTACTAAGGAAGGCGCGTTTTTAATTGGACAAGGTACACACCCGCTAGGGGAAGTACCAGTAGTTCCACTGTATAATTCGCATCTCACAAAGTTTCCTTTTTATGGATCTTCCTTGATATCGGATATTGCGGATATCAATGTTGCTATACTAAATTGGTCAAGTTTAATAGACGAAGAAATATATCAGAAATGTTTAAATATACTATGTATTCAACGAAGTGCGGGGTCAGATAAGGAAGAGATCGTCATAGGATCTAATAATGCTTTAGAGTGGGATGGAACTACTCCTCCTTTCTTCTTAGCACCAGCAACCGACCCCGGAGCTTTTATCCAAACACAGATAGATAGAATGCGGGACGAAATATTTCGTCTAGCAAAACTCGGTGGCGGTCTTGGCTTAGACCTTAACACACAACGTAGTGGTATCTCTCATGCTTATGAATTTAACGAAACTAATAGAACAATCGCAGAAAAAGCAGACGAAGTAGAACGTGCAGAAAATGAAGTACACAGATTGTGGTTTAAGTGGCTTGGAAAGACCTGGGACGGTATTATTGATTATCCCGACACTTTTAGTGTCGAGTCTTTCGATTCAGAGTTGAATTTAGCTATGACGTCTAAAGATGCTGTAAGCTCTACTACATTTCACCAAGAAATGGAAAAACGTGTAGTTAAGAAGATACTACATAATGTGTCTTCTAACATTACGGAACAGATTTTTAAAGAAATAGAAGAATCTGGCATGATGAATAATCAAGAACAACAGAATCAGGATCAGAATGTAAAAGAACAAGCACCCGTTAATAAAGGAACAGCTGGTAAACAACAGGGTACTCCACCCGTAAAACAAGAGGTATAGAAGATGGCTGACGTTCAAACAAATGAAGATAGAAGTGTTGCACAGGATATCGAGAATGCTAGGACCGGTGTGTCTGACGCAGCTACACAACAGGAAGCCACAACAGATGCTAGCTCAGTAGATCAAACTACTCAGCCAGATCCAAATTTTACGCAAGAAGATCTTAATAGAATTCTCGCAAGTCACAGAAGATCTTTACAATCTGAAAATACAGAATTAAAAACTCAACTAGGCTCTATGCAAGAAGATATGTCTTCTTTAAAAAACATGCTATCCGACGCTGCTAAAGACGCAGGCGTTGAGTTATCACCTGAAGGTGAACTTATTTCTCCAGACGGAGATAGATATTCATCTACACCCGAAGGTTATGATGACTATGTGAAAATGATGACTCCTCCAAAAGGTGTAAATGGTGAACTTTGGCGTACGGTACAAGGCGTACGTGTTGGCCATGAAAATCAAATGACGGACGTTAAAGATCAACTTAGTGAAAATCAAAAACAATTACAACAAGCGTTAGGTACCCTTCAGGAAGAACGAACTATTCGTTTAAAAGCAGAAGACACAATGCGTACCACGCAAAGAGATAATCTTTTGACCGACGCGCTTACACGTTCTAATTGTGCCGATTTGACAGCAGGTATTAGATATTTTACACCTGATTCTAAGTATGTAGATGGTATTGGTTGGATGTTTGTTCCTAAAGGGGCAACGGAGACACATGACTATATACCTCTAGAAGACGCGGTAAATAAGTATATACCGCCAGTTCTTGTAAAAAGTGCTTCCTCTCAAGGAGGTTCTGGTGCACAAGAACAAACTATGTCTTCTGAATCTGTTGACGCTGATATAAATCAGCAAGAAGCTTTAGTAAAAGAACTTTTTGACAGAGCACAGACAACGAGAGGTGATACACGAGCTATCTCCGCTTATATGTCTGCTAATAGAAAATTGAAAGAATTACAAGAATCTAAAGAAGGTAGTGCAAATTAGTGTTTTATGCTAATGTGTCACTATCTAAAAATCTAATACTATGTATAAAGTGAGGTAACAACAAATGGCTTTTAGTAATACTATTTTAGGTGGTGGCACGTTTACAGGACGTGCTGTCTACGATCAAGGTGGAACCGTAGGAACGATAGGAACTTCTACAGATACAATTGCAGAAGATGTAAGTTCTATTGTTTCAATGATTTCTCCTTATGAAACTCCCTTATTGACCCTTCTCGGAGATTCCGATTTTCCAGCACAAAGTGTTCTTCATGAGTGGCTTGAAGATGGCTTGACTGTTAATAGCGTAACCGTTAATGGCGCAATTGCTGCTAACGTAGTAACCTTGGTTCTTGATGGTAATGCTAATGAACTGATGATAGGAACAATATTGGAAGTGCCTTCTACTGGTGAATATATCCAAGTAAATAGTCATACTTCCACACTTGAATCTACCAGCATAGGAATTAACCGAGGACTTACTACTACTACGGCAGCAACTATACCCGATAACGAAGTTCTTACTGTTATAGGTGAGTCAACTGTTGAAGGTTCAGATGTCTTGGATGATGTGAGTAAGACGCGTTTAAGGAAAACTAACACGTGTCAGATTTTCAAGAAGGATGTTATCGTGTCTGGAACGATGCGTTCTGTGCGTAACCTTGGCGGTATAGTTGACGAGCTTGATTATCAGGTTCAGATGCGTACTCGTGAGGCTCTACGTGATCTGGAAAAGATGATTATCCGAGGTATTGGTCCATCAACAGCTAATAATGCTGGTACTGGAACTCAATCCCGTCTTCTGAAGGGTCTTCGGCAGTTCATTACGACAAATAATACCACAGGTACCGCTATAAATATCGGAACTGATAGTTCAGTTTTGAACAATCAAATAAAGGGTGCCTGGGATACTGGTGGCACAGATCTAGACGTAATCGTTTGCGGCGCAGCTGTAAAGGAAAAGATAGATCTGATGAACTCAACGAGAGTTCGTGTTGTTAATGAGGAATCTGCGTTTCGTGACGTGGTTTCCACATATGAAAGCACTTATGGCTCACTGCGCGTAGTTCTGAGTCGTTGGATGCCTGAGAAGGAAGGACTAATTTTAGCTAGTAATAGAGTTAAAGTTGTTCCTCTGACAGGACGATCTTTCCAGTTCCAGCCGGTTGCTAAGACAGGTGACTCGTCTAAGGGTATGGTTCTTGGTGAATATACTCTTGAAGTTCGTAATGAAGAAGGTATGGCTCGTTTTATAATAGCGTAAAGTATACCGTTAATAAGTACCTTACTAAAGATATTAGGAGGAATATTATGAGTTCTAAGTTAGACGCTTTGAAAAAAGCTAAGAAAGTTACGAAAACTGAGTTATTTAAAAAGCCTGTGCAGGAGGAAACTCTTGCACAGGCTATTGATGATCAAACTATAAAAGATCTGAGGGAAAGCATAAATTCTGTTCTACCCGATTTAAAGACGTTATGTTCAACTTGGAATTCTTGGAAGTTTGAATTTAAAAATGTAGAATATTTTAATTTAACTCATTGGCGTGGAATACTAGAGGGCGTTATAGAAAAACTTGATAGGGAAACGTAAGTTTAAATGCCAACACTTACAGTAGTATATGGCGGTGATGCAGATAATGCATATGTAAATGTTAGTGACGCTACTAACATAATTTATGAATTAACCTTTAATACGGATGCGTGGGATAATTCTTCCACTGAAATGAAAGAACGGTCGTTACTCATGGCATCTAATCAGATAGATAGTTTAAAATGGGCTGGAGCTAAATTTTATTGGAATCAAAGCCTATTATTTCCAAGAACTCCACCAGGAGTTGATCATCCTATAGGTCTTCTAGGTACTGCAACAACTAGTTCTTCTGTGTTCACTACTCTTTTAGAACACGACTATTTTCAAAAACGCATGAAAAAAAGAATAGAGAAAGCTTGTACATTACAGGCTTATCATCTTTTACAACAACGTGAAGCAGGTGGTTTAGATCAGAGACACAAAGATCTTCAAAGATCTGGTGTTTTGTCTTGGTCTAGAAGTGTTGCAGGTATTTCAGAATCCTATTCATATAGTAAATCTCAAGTACTTGTTCCAGACGCGTGGGAACAGTTATATCACTATAAAGGAACTATCCGTATTTCTCGTGGAGATGAACAAAGTATTGAGTTTGAATAATGCGTATATCTTCTACTATAGATAACGTCTCAACACATAAAATTACTGTAATACCCTCTGTCAGTGATACTGACGGATTACAATATGACGCTTATGGCGAAGTAATAAAGGGTGGTGCTGATACTGAATTGGTGCCTTGTTTTATAGATCTACGAAAAAAGAGGATACTAGACTCTAATAATAGAGTCATTGTATATGACGCTATAATTACTTTTGGACCTACTGTAGAAGTCGCTATAGATTGGAAAGTTAAAAATGGCGTAGATGCTTGGGGAAATAAACTTTTGAAAGAAGGTACTGTAATGTCTCTTGACGTGATACAACATCCTGTAGAGGGAGTTGTTGCTAAACGTGCCTCTATCGTGGCTCAATAATTATGAAAATATCTTTTGGTGGGAATACTAATGTTGCGTCTACTGATGTAGTATCTACTCTAAAGTCTGCCATTACGCATTCAACAAAAGAAATAGCTGCATTTATAACAGAACAAGCTCAAAATAATGCTCCTAAAGTTCCTGGAGAAACAGAAAAAGACAAAAATAGTTTAAAAGAAAGTATAAAATTTACTAAAGTAAATGAACAAACATTTAGTTCTATTATAAAATCAACACATGAAAATGCAGTTAGATATCATGAAGATCCTACGTTTGTTACAGGAAAAATTAATGAACAAGGAAATATGGAAGGTCCAAAATTTGTAGAGCGTGCGTATAATGATAATTCTAATAGAATTGTTGAGTTTTTTAAAAATCTAGTAATGGGCTATCTTAAAGGAAAACGTGAACATCTAAAAGCTAGAACTAAATCTATTGAGAGTTTAATAGAAAACTAACCACCTAATAACATGGCTATAAGTAAAGAATCTCAGATAAATAATGTTACAAAACTTGTAACTAGTCACCTTGACTCTGATTTTTTTGGCGAACTAATACTAAAATTTGAGCATGGAAACATTGTTTTTATAAAAGAATTAACTAATATAAAACCCGATACTGCTGAATTTAAAAATATATTAGATTCCTATTTAAAAGAAGATGACAAAGAGGGAGAATCTTCTGAACTTACTCTTCGTAAAATAAAAGGTAAACCACATATAACACTGGTTAACAAAGGTGGAGTAGATTCAATAACAGAGCGAAAAACAAGTGAGTTTGTGTCTAATAAGTAATGGCAACAATTGTAGGTATAAAGACTGTGCTGGATGCGTTAGCGACACAGACAGCAACTACCCTTGGGTCTACTATAGGTAACAGAGGAAAAGTCTTTGTATCTACCTTGCCAGATAAGCCTACTAATGCTATAGCTATATTAGCTACTGGTGGACCTGTATCACGTGTTGGTGATCCATTAAGAGGGTATACAGTACAATGTTTAGTAAGAAATACCAGTTATACTTCTGGGTTGGCAGATGCTCAGAAAATATTTGATGATTTTGACGGTTCGTATCATATCTTGAGTACAATTAAATTTAGAATAGAGCCTACGACACTGATTGGAGTACATTATCTAGATTCTAATAATAGACATGTTTTTCCTTTAAATTTCGTAGTAAGAGGAGTTTTTAAGTTAAGCAACTAGCAAATCTTTATTTTACTGTGATACATAATTCAGGTAGAATAGAGTAGATAAAGTTTTATACGGTAAACTAGGTTGTAAAGACTGTTTTACCTCGAAAAATACACATTGTAGGGTAATAAAAAAATGGCTAATACATATACAAATGCAATAACTGAGCGCGAGGTTTCTATCGCGCTAGAACAGATACTTATTGCTGATACTACTCAAACGTTTGTACCTGGAAGGATTGACGTTGGCTCACCGCCAACTGGTTTCACCCATCTTGGTGCTGTCGTAGAGGATAGTCCTAATCTATCTATCAGCAGAGAAAAATTCGAATTACGTACGGGTATTCCGTCTGTGCTGCAGTTTGACGCAGTTACCGGAATGTCTGGTCAGTTTAGTGCGGCATTCTATTCAAACAGTAATACTATTGCTGAGTATGGTTTGGGTGCTGACGTTGTAAAAAACTCAATAAATGAATCAATAGGTGGTACAGCTAATGATGGTATCTTTGATGTTGCCGGTAGTGCAAGTACGTCCACGGTCCTAAATATAGATACAAAAATTACTGGTCTAGCTGTAGATGACATTGTAGTTTATGCTACTGCTACTGCTACTGTTGCGACACTTAAAGCGTCTACTATTCAGCGTAAGATTACTGCTATAAACACACTTGCTGTAACTTTGGATGAGGCTCTTGGTGAGGCCCCCGCCGAGGGCGCAGCCATAGCAAAGCTGGAAGCAAGTAAAGTGGTGTTTGGTACTACAAAGAACCCACGGTATGCTCTTCTTGGTGTCGCAGACTTTCTAGATGGAAGTCAGGTAATACATTATTTTAAGAAGGTCGCACCTGTAGGTGAATTTTCCGAGAACATACAGCCAGGACAACCACCTATTATTTCAGGTGCCTGGACAATGTTCTCTGCTGTAGATTCAACCTGGGGTGATGAACAAGTATTAGGCGAAAGATTTTGGATTCCTAAGAGTCATACTGGAGTAGCAGTCTTTACAGGATTTGCTAATAGTTAATTGAGTAATTTAATTTAATAACGTTACCTTATTGAGAATCTCGGGAGGTATAATATGTCCGATTCAATAGATGCTGTAAATGAAGTGATGTCCCGTGCCGTTGATCGTGTTTTATTTCACGACGGCGGCACCGTCACTGCCGAATTTTGTGGTGAAAGTGTGGAACTTAAACCATTACCTATAAAATGGGCTAAAAAGCTTTCACGAACTCTTCAGTCTGTAGTTTCAAAGTTCAATGAAAAGAACAAACTGAAAGCTGCAGATTTCCAGAAAAACGCAGATATAGAAATTGCAGATTCACTACGCGATTGTGTAGTGGTTCTTGGTGAATTCTACCAGCTGGCTGATGTAACTCCAGATGAAGTAGAATCAAGCATGTCTCTATCTGAAATAAAAGCGATAGTTATGGAACAGGCAAAAATCAATGAGGACGACGATTTTTTGCTCATGCCGTTGCAGGCCATTATAGGAGTGTTATCAGCGGCGACGACATCCGCGAGGGACGTGAGAGATCAAGCATCGACGACCAATTACACACAGACCTTGTCTGGTATGCAGGATTCATTGAACGATGGGGACTCGACTTCCACACCCTCTGCGAGCGATACACAAGAGGACAGTTAATAGTTCTTTCTTGTGGTTCTGAGATCATTAGTTATTTCCAAAATAAGGAAATAGATGACTC